ATGCAAACAATAGACAGAAACGAAATTGCGAAAGATATAAATACAAAAATTGGGGGACTTGGACGCTCAATTCAAACAAACTGGGAATTAGGATTTGAAGAAGGGCAAGTTATTACATTAGAAAAGCAAGAAAGTTGGACGAACGGTGGTGCTTTTACAGTATGTAATGATTGTCCTGTCGAATACTATTTTGAAATTGAAAATGAAGTACCTTGCCATGTAGTCGATTACAACAACGAAAATGAAGTAATTGCACTAGGTGCTGAGGATTGCGAAGATGAAAAAGAAGTATTGTTACCTGCCGGAACAAAATTAGAAGTTGTGTACGGTGAACGTGAAGACGACAACGAAGAAATGGGATTTTACACTGTAATTTTTAAATACGTAGAGGAGGAAAAATAAAATGGCTGGATTTATCAAGCGATACTTAGAAACTAAAAACTGGACAATTTATCAATTAGGAAACGCAACGGGTCTTGCGCATCAAACAATACGAATAGCAGACAAAAAAACAGTTGATCAAATGTCTGCGAAAAATGTGCGATTGATAGCGGAAGTTTTCGGCTTTACAGCGGGCGAAATGCTAGACGAATTCTACGAAATTGAAAAAGAAATAAATAATGATGAGATTTTAAAAGAGTTAACAACAGTATTCGAAAAATATGGCTATAACACGGATGAAATCAGCTCCGAATTGCTTGACGGTGAAAAGATTAAACTGGATATGAACGATGACAATATAACTAAACTCGCTGAATCTGTAAATACTACAGAGCATTTTACTGCTTATTTAGATGATTCAACTGATTATATGATTGTTGAGGCAATACAATGAATAATCATATTACCGACTTAACTGGACAAGTTTTTGGGAGATTGACTGTGAAAGAGTTTATTCGTTCTAAAAACGGAAATGCGGTTTGGAAGTGCGTATGCGAGTGCGGTAATGAAAAAGAAGTATTAGTTCAGCAACTCAAAAGAGGTTATGTGAAATCATGCGGGTGCTTAGCGAAAGAAAATGGGAATAAATATGCAAAAAATAATCTGCACTCGGACGAAGTTAAGAAAAAAGCACTTGCGCGAAAACTCGAAGTTGATAGTGTTGATGGTACAATGAAATCAGCTTTAACACGTAAAATTTCTAGTAGAAACAAAAGTGGTATAAAAGGAGTTCGCTGGAATGAATCGCGAAAAAAATGGGAAGCTTCTATAACATTCCAACGAAAATATCATTTTATCGGACGTTTCGTAAAAAAAGAAGACGCAATAAAAGCACGTCTTGAAGCAGAAGAAAAGTATTTTAAACCTGTTATCGAAAAGAATAAGCGCTAAGCACATGCTTGGCGTTTTTTGCATAAAAAAAATCCCTAACGTGTAGTTAGGGTGTGTTAAAATTATATAGTTCTTTCAGTTTACACTTCAATTCATGTTTGTTATAATTGAAGTGTAAAAGATAACTTGTGATGGATAAAGCTGGGTTCCCGAATGGGAGTAAGATAATTTATTATCGAGAATTCCTTTGCTCCAGAGGTTATCTTTATTTTTTTGTCTTCTTTTTTAAATGTTCAATAGTTTTTTGAGGATTCTTTTTTATCTCTGTTAAGATAAAATCTATGATTGCTCTCGAATATGTATACTGTGAGTGCTCCCCTATAACATGACGATAAGAATATCTCTCTTGCGCCTTTAAAGAATAGAACTTCAAAAAAAGCTGAAAATCAGCAGTATTAAAGTTACTTCTAATTTCCTTAGTAAATACTGAAAAATGTTCAAAGTCAATTTTTTCTCTGCTCAATATTTTATTTATCTCTTTTACACAATTTTTTTGTGTATAAGGATGTGTTTTATTAGGGTCTTTTTGTTCCTTTATTATTTTAACAGGAATTTCTCCATCTTTTGCTATTCTCACTGTGCTATCTGCATCGTTAATTTTCTTGGTTATATAAAAATTATGTTGAATGTCTATGGAAAAAGCTGGATTATTCTCTAGCTCTATTTTCTCTATCGCTTTTTTCGTTGTTAAGATTTTATCAGCTGTTTCTTTTGAATATTTAGACCTTATAATAGCTGGGTCTAAGTCATCTTCTTTTATTACTAGAGATAAAAAACTTTGAGTAATATACTCTGTTACATCAATATTATGAAACATACTCATTTTCTCTATGTAATTAAAAACACATGATTGAAATAAAGGTGCATATATTACTTCATAATCTTCAGTAATAAAATGAGTACTCACGTTCCTTAACTCAACTATTTTTTCTAGATTCAAACGTAATGGATCATGTTTATTTGTAAATATCTCCTTAATGCTATATTCTAAAGAAACAGTTCTAGACGGGTTATCCTTGAAGTATATACTATTTTCACCTTTATCGTTTATTAATTTAGCTTTTAACATAAGCTCCCATGAGTTGCAAATAAAAAAACTAAAACCTTCTACCCTATATCTTATTGTAGGTTTGTTATATATTTCCAAGCCTAACAAAAATGCTTCAATACTTTTCTTTACTAACATATCATATGTGCTATTCATTTAAGTACCTTCTCCGCTTTTTTACTATAATAATATCATAGCGAATGATTGAGTACAATAAACACATTACAAAAACACCCCCGCAAAAGCGAGGGCATCAAACTAGATTTTCTTAACAAACTTCTTGTTTGCAGTTAGAAAATAACCGCTTTTTGTTTTTAATCTTGGTGTACCTCCCTTTGTTTTCGCCATTCCGGCGATAGTGAAAATAGTCCCCGGAGGATATGTCCCGCCTGTTTTATTTTTTTCAGTGAAGTCTACAGAGTCATATAGATCACACTGAACAAGCGTTTTGATTTTTCCGGGGTTTTCGGTGTAGTAAGTGTTATTACTAGCAGGTGTGTGTGGTTTTCCTGCTTTCAATTTAGCTAATAAAGTTGTATTTTGCGAAGCTGTTCCGCTGTAATTTTTAATTCCGTAACTTGTCGCTAGTTTTTTACGATTCGCAAAGCTAGAATCTAGTTTATTCATATTCATGTAATCAACTAATCCCAGACTGTTCGTGTTTGTGTTTGCGCTTGGTTTAGAAGAATTACTAGTACTAGCTCCTTTTCCAAAAGTATCAGTTCCATAACCTTTATAATTAAATTGAAGGTGCGGATTGTCTACAAATCCAGACCAATCACCACCCCATTCAAGTCCAAGGGACTTCGCTTTTGCCACGAATTTTTTGCCTTTGTCTGAACGATAAGCACCCCAATCAACAGTTTTACCTTTCGCCATGACGAAATCTAGTGCCTGTCCTACTAAATGATAAGAGCGCATTGTTTGACTCGCTCCGTTCGCGACATTAGCGGATTGTTGCTCTTTTGTCCTAATCGTTTCATAAATTAATACTTCAATGCCGCTATTTTCAGCCCAGTCGAGAAGTTTTCTCGCCGCCGCTTTTGTGTTATCCGCTAATTTATTTACATTTTCTAAACTTCTACTATAATAATAACTTGTCATTATACTTCATCCTCTACGTTTTTATTTTTATTCAATACTAAATCGCTATCGCTCGCGGTAGGAGTCGTTGGGTCATTTACTACACCTAACACACCTAATAACAGGAATACACTGTTAATCATATCTAGCGCTTCTTTGTTGATTGTGTCGGCAGGAATTGTTACGCCGAACCACCCAAGTACTTGCTGTACTAGTACCAGAATTAGCGGGATAACTGACACCCAGAACACTTTCGATTTCATTCTCACTTTCCAGTTAATTTTCATTATTTTTCCTCCTTCTCATTTTTCGCTATATACTTCCAAATTGCTTTATCCTCCCGCTTCAATAAAGCGATTTCTTTATCATGATCGTTTTGCTTCTCTCTTAAGCTGATGCGGTCTTTTTTGCTTTCTGACATTTCTTCTCTCAGACTATTTAATGTAATGTCAAGCGAATCAATCATGTTTCTCAAAGGTGCGACTAGCGCCCACCTAATTACAAAACCCACAATAGCGGCTATTAGGCTGATTAACGCTATTAACTCGCCTACGCTCATCCCTGCTATTGATATACTCCCAAGTACCAATTTTCATCATCTCCTCATTGTCACTCCATAAAAAATAAGCCTATTCGGCTTCTATTTCTTCTGACTGTATTCGTTGTTGTTCTTGTTTTAACTCATCCACTTTTGCTTTTACCTGCCCTCGCAAATTCGCAGGAACTTCTTCAATAGTTTTTCGATTATTCATCACTAAATTCACATAAATTGGTATCATATAAGCCATGTCATCACCCTAAATTACTTTCGAACAATGCCGCTAACGCTTCTTGGGTGAGTAGTAATTCCTCTCTTAATTTTTCTATTTCCGTTTTTTCTGCGGGTATGATTGGATTTTCTAATTCCCATCTTTTCTTGTCTTCGTCCCAATCTTCCCCATTCCAACGCGGATAATACATTGCTCTTGCTATGCCGTTTTCGATTATGGAAGGTTCAATATTTGTAGAATTTTTCGGTTGATTGATTAAACCTTTTTCATCTTCAAACACAAGTATTGTTTCGAGATAATTGCCATTTTCATCATATGCGTAAAACTGTTTATAGTTCATGTTTGCTCCTCCTAATTGCCAACTTCGTATAATATCATTGAAAGGCTTACGTACGAAGGATTAGCATTATCTGTAGATGACACTTGTAATAGCTTTCCGTCAACGGGAATAGCAATACGACCACCGTTCCCGTTGTTTGAAGTGGCAGCACCGTAATAAGTGACAATTGGTCTTGTGCCGGTGGGCATTGTTGCCAGAGTACTATTTGCTGTACTAATAAATGTACCAGCAACTGATCCGCGGAATTCAGCAAAAGTTTTCAAACCAGTAGAAGTTTGTTTTGCTACAAGTCGATATTGAGGTGTATTACTGTCGCCAGTTGAGTAACCAGAGGCGAGGGGTACATTTATCCAAGCTCCGTAACTATCCATCTTGCTATCTGTATATGCTTTAGCAGAGTTTAATGCACTATCCGCTTTTGCTTGTGATCCCGCGGTATTTTCTTTTGTATTCCAATTTGTTTTATCAGTCATCGTCACATGAATGTTTGTGTTGTTTATATGATTTTCAAAATCTGCTTTTTGGGGAAATTGGTCTGGATTAAGACTATCGAATGTGTTTTTTAATTCAGTAGCTTGTCCTTGCAAATCATCAATTTCATTTTGAAGAATTTCCACTTTTTCGTTAAATATTTTCTCGTAATCATCCCATTTTTCAACATAATAGGTAGCAACTGGCAAAAAATTATCATCAATCATCGCTTTTTCAATAACAAAACTAAAACGATTGATTTGCATTGTTTGATTTGGATATTTAACGTACAATTCTGCATTAGCTTGTCCGTCGTGACTTATTTGCTCATCAGTCAATGAGTATTCAAAAACACCTTCTGTTCTGTTAATTATTTCTGGGTTAACAATGTAGCTACTTTCGTATTTTTTGCCAACAGACAATACCATAGCAAGCGTTACCTCTGCCGCGCTTGAAAGTGGTAAATTGTTATCATCTTTTTTTGCAGTAAACTTTAATCGCGCAGTCCCTCCAGAGTCTTGCGTACTAAACCTTATCTGAGGAACATTAGCTTTAGCGTTCTGTGCACTAACAGAAAAATTAAGAATAGCTGATTTAAAGATTTGATTTGTCATTAGAATATCTGACCTCCCGCTTGTTTCAATTCTGCGGTAGTAGCGTTTAAAACTGGCGTACCAGACTTAACCAAAATGCCTCCGCTAGCAGCTTTTAAGCCGACATTCGAAGTTGCTTCGCATGTATTTGTTGATGCAAATAAAGCATGTCCCATGTACTCAGACGACATAATGATGTTCTGGTTTTTAAAATAGTTGCTATAACAGTTACCTCGCGATTGATTGTATTGCACAGTTGTAATGTTTGTAGATTTTAAATTAGTGTCAAATCGACATTTAGTTACTGTACCGTACCAGCACCTCGCGAATTGAATAACTGTAGAACTGTTGTTTACTGCTGTACTCATTGAATTCAGACCTTGAACGACACACTGAAACATGATGCCAGAAAACAGGATACTTTTAACAAAAAAACCTGTTTGTCCAGTTGTCGGGTCGATTGTTGCTAAATTGGTAGGCTGGATATAAAAGCATTCTGCGCCGCTGAACGACTGTACTACTACATCTTCGTTATATTGCCCCGGCTCACAAAAGATATAAATAAAGCCTCCTACTTTTACTTTCGGAACCATATTTACAGCTTTTTGAATCGTCTTAAATGGTGCATCAATAGCTCCTGTTCCTGTTACATCATTTCCGTTTGTTGAACTAACATAGTACTCAATATTTGATGCAGAATTACCGTACAATTCATCTAGTTTACTTTTTAATACTTTATTTTCTTCGTTTACTGTTTGAAGTAGCGCATTTGATTCAGCTAAATCACTTGCAATCGCTGAATAGTCAGCATTTAGCCGCGCGTTTAGAGTGTTGTAGACTTGACCGTTTTTGCTAATTCTAGCATCTACTACTTCAGTAATATTATTTCCACCAGCTTCTAAAACAACGTTATCAATTCTGTTATTGGTTGCATTTATATCTACATCTTTTGCTAATGAATCTTTTTCTAATTTTTCCATATTAGCATTAAACTGCTGATACTTATTAGAATCAAAAAGTGTATTTCCCCATTTTTCAAGATTTAACATCTATTTCACTCCTTTCATTGCTTTAGCTAATTGAGCCATTATTGACACAATAGATTTTTTATTATTTGATAGCGTTATTTCTGTTACTTTCAATGAAAAAGGATATTTTTTGTAAGCGACTATTTGTACATCATAATCAATGCCAAGCGGTTCATAAATAAATAGAACATAATCGCCTTTTTCACAGTCATATTCTTGTTTTAAAGTAACGCTACCAGTTGTAGCAGGATAATCTTGCAGTTTTAATTTCAGTCGCCTTTGCATATTGCCGGCGACCGTGTAGCGTTCATCAGAAATAGGTTCTTGCCAACGAACACCCCATTTTTCTACTTCCGTGCTAGTATAAGTAATCGGGGGAAAATAGTTGTTCCCGTTACTATCTACTTTTCCGTATCCTTTTATTTTTGTTTTTAAGGACAAGGTATCAATATCAAAACTAACTTCATCTGTATTGTATCTATAACGAATAAAATTTTCTGTTTTAGCTCCGTAAATTTCGCGCGGTTTAAAAATCAAATGTTTGTTGTCTGGAATAACGACCACTCCATAATCATCGAGTAATTGATCAATAAGTGCTAAGTAGTTGTTATTTCCAAAGTTTTCTTGTTGAACTTTTTCGAGCAGATTGGAAGGGTCAAGTATCTCCCACGAGAAGCCTCTGTTATCAGTTTTAAAGATATGAGTTAAGCATTGTTCTAAAGTAAAAGAACCTGTTATAGCGTCGTCTTGCCGTCCATCCTGACATGTATAATAAATGTGAGGCGCTCCAATATCTTTCGATAGCGTTTTTCCAACGGCGTCATGACTTAATTGTTTTACAACAAACTCTTGACCTCTAAAATAAACAGAGCTTTCATAATCTAAAAAAGAGTAGCAGTGAGCGTTTTTGGGAGTTTGCGCTACCTTAAACTCAATGCTCCACATCTCATTTTCTGTCCAGCTTTCGCAAAAACTATCTTTATCGAAATCTGTTAATATTTCCTCGTTATTCTTCCAAAAATCAGCAACTATAATATCGCTATTCATACATTCACCTACTTATACAGAAAGGAGAAATCCCATTTCGTGTCTAAATGACTGGTATTACTAATTTCGATAAGATTTTCTCCTTTTTGCAAACTTATTAAACCGTGATTTGTTGAGCGCCCACAAGGATTACCGTTTATTCTAGGTGTAGCAGAGTCAATTACTAACGTGTCTGTAGAGCTTAGAGCAGGATAATAGATAAATCTATCTCCAGTTGTAATGTTGTTAATAACTAATTCTCCTTCATTTTGTCCTCTTATCGTTATGGTTAACTGGTGTTCGCGCGGATCTATGTCAAAACTACCGCCGTTATATATAATAAATCTGTTTTTCGTATGAATATATCTATAATCTTCCATCGCCAAACCTTGTCCAAACTGCCATTTTTCACAGTCTAGAATTGTGTCGCTTAGCGTTGAACCTATTGACTCTGAATAACCACGAAACACATCGAATTCAAGCGTTAAATCTGCGTATCCCGGCGCTTTACGGTCAATACCAACGCCACTCGGATGTACTCTATATTTTTTGCCGGGCGTTTTTGAATGGACCAAAAAGTATTCGCTTCTTTGATAAATCAATTCCATCAACTCATCTAATTTAATATGATATAAATCCGCTGTTTTAGTCCGAAAATGGCACAAAATAGAGATAGGAAACATACTAAAGTTACTATCTGTTGTTCTAGCACCATCAGAGCCAGCGAATTCAGTGTAATTATTAACTATTTGCGGTGGTTCCCTACTCACTTCTCCTACCTCTAAATCAAATAATTCATTAAGCATATATGTTTTACCTTCAATTACTAATGCCAGTGATGTAGCCATGTTATAGCCCCTTTCCGTAGAATGCTAATGAAGTCGAATTGCCTAGGTGATTATTAGTGTTATCAGCAATAACTTTTCCATCAACATTTAAAATAATAGGCCTACCGCCAGATTTTTCAATTGCATTGATTAAGTCAGAATTACTATTATTTTTAGATTCATTCTCTACAATAGCTTTGACTGTAATAGTCCTGTTTAGATCGCTACTTTTTAGCCCCAACGCTTTTTCTGCCGAAACGTGTGGCAGAGTAATTTTTGGTGCTGTGAGATTAGAAGCGGCATTTACTACACTATCAACCATTTTGTTAGTTGATTTAACAGCTCCTTTTGCTCCTGCAAGTACCCCATTTCCTAATCCGCCTGTGAAGAACTTACCTAACTCAACCGCAACGCGAGAAGGCGAATGAATTCTAAGCGCTTTTTTCACTGAATTAGTGATTGTGTTAGCGATGCTCTTAGCTGTTTTTTCAAGTTGTTTTTTCTGACTGTTTAGTCCGTTTATTAAACCTTTTGCTGCGTTAATACCAGCGGAATACATTGCATTAGCCGCTGTGTTTCCCATTGACTTAGATGCTGAATTGATTTGATTCTGCGTGCTATTAATCGCTTTGATTGTCTTAGCATCAGATTTAGCAAGAGCTTGCGCATAAGATGAACCGTTCTCTACTCCCGATTCCAAGATATCGCTTATAATGTCCTTGCTAACGCCTTTTTTGCGCAATTTTTCCACATTCGCTTGAAAAGCTTTGATTTCTTTTAAGCGTTTTTGCATTTCTTGCTGAATCGACTGCGGATTTTCTGCGTCTACGTTGCTAATAGAACCATAGCTTTGCATTTTTTCAGTGATTGAAGCTGCATACTCTTTACTTTGCTTCGTCAAGTCTGCCATTTTTGTGTTAGCGGCTTTTAATTGAGCGACTACTTTATCACGTTTCTTAGCTGTAGCAGCTAGCTTGTTCGTTTGTTGAGCGATATAACCCTCAATGCTATTTAATGCTTTAGCTTGTTTGAGTTGACCACGACTCTTATTCTTAGAATGCAAACCTGCGTCAATTGCTGAGGATACTTTGTCTTTCAACGTACTAGATAGTTTTTTGATTTGCTTTTCAGTCCCTAACGCTCCTGCGACAAGATTACTTGCCGCTTTCGTAACTGCTTTTGTTTTGCTCGCAATTCCCAGAGAATAACCAGAACCAAAATCGCCACCTAGTTTTTTAGATTTCTTAGAAGGTGAATGCGAGTCTTGTTTTTTCTGTACAGCTGCTAATGCTTTCGCTGCAATACTAGCAGCAGCTTCTCCTACAGCTCCCGCCCCGCTTCTAATTCCGTTCGCAAAACCTGCCGCGAAATCAGAACCAACTCCACTAGAATCAACCGAAGCTGCCCCGCTTTTCGCAGAACCTCCAACGCTTGTTCCAGCAGAAAATGCCCCATCTTTTCCGCCTAAAATACCGTTATTAAACCCTGAGCTGTTTTTCGAACCTGTCATTTTGAACAAATTCGGGTCAAACGCTCCGCTTTTCGCATTATTCTTGATTTCCTTACCAGCAGATTTATTTGCTTCAGCGGTGCTTTTTACACCTTTTGCTTGAGCATCTCCTGATTTTTTACCATTCTTTTCCATTTCTCCTGGTAATGGGTCAGCACCCATTTTTACGCCGTCAAGAAGAAACTTTCCTGCTCCTTGAAAATCGCCTGATTTGATAGCTAAAAGGAATTGGTCTTTTCCGCTCTGACCATTCAAAAACATACTATTTGGAAGCCCTGAAATAGTATTTAAAACGTCGTCATTGATTTTTAATGCTGCTGTTGTGTAGTCTCCGATTTGAAGCGCGGTTACAAACGCTTGTACTCCTTCGCCTCCGCGTTGACTCATGACAGCAGCTAGCCCGGCTAACGTATTATCAATGGAGCCACTTACTTTTACAAAGTCTTGCCAAACGGCACCTAATTGTTCATCACTAATATTTCCCATTTCTGACAAACCTTTTGCAAAAGTTTCTGCGTTTAAAGTCCCGCCGTTCGCGATAATAGCATTCATTTCACTAGCCCATTTTTGTAAGTTTCCAGCTAATGTTTTGTTCTTCTTAGTTTGTTCGTCAATTTGAATTTGATAGTTTGCTTTTTCGGTTTCAGTTGTAGCATCGCTTTTTTTTCTTTTCAAATCAGCTAGTTCTTTTTCGCCTGTTTCAACGGCTTTTTTTCTATCGCCATATAAGCTTTTTTGCACTTCAATGCTTGTAGCGCGTTCTTTTTCGTTTAACGTCTTGCCGTTTGCTAATTTCAGCAAATTGCCTTCTACATAAAGCTGGTTTTGTTTTGCTAACTCTGCTTGAATATCTGCCGTTTGTTGTTGTAAAAATTTCTTTTGTTGTGCAGTTAATTCTGTGCCGTCGACCCATTTATTGCCTTTTAGTAGTTTTGCATAATCTGCTTGAAGAGTTAAAAGGGTACCGTTATTTTTGTCAATCTCTGCTACTAACGTTGCGTTTGCATCTGCTATAACTTTTTTACGTTTTTCTCCTTCAAGACTTTGTGCTTTTTCCATTGCTGCTGTGTATTTGTCTTGCGATTTTTGGGCTGATTCTTGATAATTGCTATATAGCTCCTTAGCAGCATTCAAAAATGATTTTGTTTTTTCGTTTAGTTTGTTCCCGTATTGATCAACGCCACCAGATAGCATAGTATCGATAGCTTGATTTGATTTAGAAACAGTTGCTTCTGTCTGCTTTGCTGTTGATTCAACTAATTTCAAGCTACTAGATATTTTTTTGTTCGACGTTTCCGCTTTTGTTCCAGTCTTTTCTGCTTCTCCTCCCATTTCTTTGAGCGATTCAATTGTCCCAGTTAGGGCATAATTATCTTTATTGAATGCGTCTTTAATTGCAGAACCAGCATCTACAAAAGCATCTTTTGATTGCTCAATGCTTTTCTTAGCACCTTTAAGGTCCCAATGTGCGGCTTGATTGGCTGCTTTTAGAGCATAATATAGACCTTGCAAAGCTTTAATAGCCACTAGAACTATTCTGGCTAGCACTTGAATAATATCAACGACAGTCGCTAGCACAATACCAAAAGCGACCCAAACGCCAACACCAACATATTTTAAGATATCTTTAAAACCGCTCCCTACAGGCTTCAAAGCAGATACAATTTGTTTAAAAACATCTACTATCTTGCCGAAAGAGTTTTTAACTGCATCGAACATTCCAGATAGAAAGCCTTTAATATTTGCTGTATTTTCTTTAAAAGCTGCATACATGCCATATAAAACTGCAATTACAGCGCCAATAACGGCGGCGATAACACCAAAAGCCGCCGTAGCTGAACCTAGAGCGACTTTCAAAGCCAAGAATGAGCCTCTAACTGTATTTATAATACTTCCAAGCAACGAACCGCTAGAAGCTAAACCTTTGATAGCTCCTACCAAACCAGCTATTTTAGAATAAACACTACTAATGATGTTAAATGCGATAAATCCAGCAGCCACTTTCGCTAAAATTGGAGCTAATTCGATTAGTACAGGTATTAATTCTTTTATTTTCTGAATCATATCAGAAAGCTTTTTCTGAAATTCTGGACTAGCTGTTACTGACGCAAACTGTTTAAATGCGTTTTTAGCAACATCTAGCGCTTGAATAATCGGGCCTTTTAAATTTTCTGCAATGTTGGCCAAGCTTTTAACTGCTGCTGTTTTCATGTTTGCAAATGACCCGCTAATAGTATTACCTGCTGTTTTTGCAAGTCCTGCCATTTTTGCAGTATTACCAGCCATTCCTGTAGTACCTTCTTCGATACCTTTCGTTAGCATTGCAATAGCTTTAGTTGATTCCAGCGACCCCTCAGATACATATTTTTTCATTTCTCCAACGCTTTTACCTGTCGAGTTTGCTAGAATTTGCCAAGCAGGAACGCCAGCATCTACTAATCTGTTAATATCATCCGAATAAGCGACGCCAGATGCTTGTAAAGCTGAAATAGCATCTGTCATCTGGTCTATTGATTCCGATCCGTTACCAACGCCGTACGCCGCATCAGCAATAGCAGTGAATACAGGTTTTACATTTGCGGCTTGCATACCAGCGGCTACCATTTTCTTAGCGCCTAATGCGACAGCATCGAGCGCAATTGGCGTGCCGTCAATAGCTGCTGTTAGGTCTGTCATAACTAACTGCGCATCTTTTGCCGAACCAGTAAGGACTGTTAGTGATTTAGTCGCTGTATCAATCGTATCAACACGACCGATTGCGCTACCTACCACGTTTTTTGTTGCTGCAATTAATCCGAATGCTGCCGCTAATCTGAGAATACTAAAACGAGCTTGTTCCGCTGGTTTTTCGACTGAATTTTTAAGCGCTTCACGCATTCCGGCGCCGGCGCCTTTCGCTGCTGACTTAGCTGCGTTAAATCCGCTCACTAAACCGTTTTTAATTAGTGAACCCGTACTTTTAGCGGCATTTCCCAGACCTTTTAACGCTGATATTCCAACTTGACCAGCTGTTTTCGCTCCAGATTTAATTGCACTAAAACCATTTGTTAATGCTGTTTTTACGGTAGTTCCTGTTGTTTTCGCCGCACTCACTACTGCGCTAAACGCTGTTTTCATTGCGCTACTTACTGCTAACGCTGCTGATTTTGTAGCGCTAGGAATAGCTTTCACAGCGCTAATAGTTCCTTTTACGCTCATATAAGCAGCAACTACCACCGCTTTGTAAGCTACTACGAAACTGTTTTTCACTGCTGTAGCCGCTGTTTTAGCTGCTCCTGGAATACTTTTAATAACTTTTACAGTTGTTTGGGCAAAAGAAATAGCAGCCGTTTTAGCTGCATGCAAACTACTTACTAATGCTGATTTAATACTACTTCCAGCACTTTTAATTGCGCCGGGGATGGATTTAATGACATTAATTGATGTTTTGACAGCTGACACAATACTGCTTTGCACTGTCTTAGCAATTGAAAAGAAGCCGTTTTTGATATTAACCGCTGTGTTTTTTATGCTCGTTCCTAGATTTTTAACAGCTGTAATAGATGCTTTAGCAGCGTTTACGAATCCGGTTTTGACAGTTGAGGCGAGTTTGGATAATGCAGAACCAACATTTGCAGGCAATTCACGCATAAAGCTTAAACTAGCTTTTAAAGCATTTGATCCAGCATTTCCCATCGATTTAAACGCATTTACAAACGTGTCTTTTAATCGTTTTGATTGACTTGCAATATCAGATACCGCTTCTCTGTATGCTTTATCTAATGCCGCCCCCGCGTTAGTCCCCGCTTTTGCCAAATCTTTTTCGAACGTATCAAGCTGTTTGTCTGCTTTTGTATCGTCTAAACTAATCTCAATTACTACTGATCCATCACTCATGTTCTCACCTCTAATCTTTTAATTTGTAATGATTTTTCAACTTGATTAGTGCATCACGTTCTTTTTCCGTTCCCTTTCCACTTGGCAATTCAGCCTGTCGAATGCTCATGATAGATTTAATAGCTGTGTCGTCTCGCAAGCTCTCAAATAAAGCTCTAAACTTGTACCAGTGGAGCTTTCCCCGTACTTCTATTAAATCGATATTGTAATCTTGTAAAAATGAAGCAAAAATATAGTCACTATCTTGTGTTAGTGAATAATAAGCAGGTTCTTCGCCATCTTCATTGGTTGCGCTCGGCATTGGATTACCGTCTATATCGCACTGAATACCTTCGTCATTATCTTTAACTATATAATTTTCAAAGATATCAAGTAACACGATTGATTTTTCTTCTATATTCGAAAATGGGTTGTCTTCATCATAAGGGTTCCACGGCATTACATTTTCGAATAAAACATCAACTGCAAGGTTAACTCTAAAGTCATTTGTCAGCTGATTATTCTCTGTTAACTCAATTACTCGAAGTACATTATCAAAAGATAAATCAAGTTGATATTTTTCATTTTTATAAACGTAAATATCATCTATTCCATCAGCGAGAGAAAGCATTTATATCACTTCGCTTTTTTAGTCATTTTAGCTTGATATTTCTTTTGAATATCTGATTGTTGTTTTTCTACAGAACCAACAATGCTTTCAGCAACTTGATCATAAACTTGATACATTTTTAAAATATCCTTGCATTGCGCATAACATTTATCGAATGCTTTTTCGTCATCTAATAAAATTGTATACGCTTCAGTTAAAGCCTCTTTTACATCTTCTTCTAAAGCAAAATAATCTTCTGAACTCATTTCGTCTGTATTATCAATGTTGTATTTATTTAACTTTTCCAGTTTCTTCTTGTACTTCTCATCCGCTTCAATCCATTTACGGCGCATTTCATCGCCTAACCCGACTTTAAACAGCTCCGTCCCAAGTTGAAATTCTTGATACGACTCTTCTAATTGAATATTAATTACATTATTTTGTGCCATTTATGTTTTCCTCCAATTTAAAAGCCCCTACTGTAAGTAAGGGCTTCTTTTTTTAATCTGCCGCTTCAACTGTAATCGCTACAACTTTATTTATAGACGGCTTTACTTTCGATGCTACGGTAATATTCGCTGTTCCAACTGCAACACCTTCCGCCACTCCAAGGCTACTAATTTTCGCTTTTGGTGGATTAGAAGATGTAAACGTTACTTCTTGACTTGCGTTAGTAGGTAATACAGAAGTTGTTAAAGTAACTGTTTCTCCTACCTTAATTGTGATTGTTTCGCTGTCCACTACAACGCTGGACGGGCTTTCGTTAGGGTTTAGTAATTGTTGGTGTTTGGTCATATGCGATACGGCATCCGAACGCAGGATACTCTGTAGCATCCCCGCCACCAGCTGAGCCTTTGATATCTGAAACGGTTGCTTTTCCGATTGCCGTTTCAGTGTCTGGAATTTCGATTTTAAACATAATGCCCCGATTATCAGGAGTTCTACGTTTAGCAACGATTAAATTTTGCGCTTCATCTTCACGGTCATGTGTGCCTTCAAATGTATAAGCTTCTGCATAACCTAAAACAACCGTTTTTTCGTTTCCATCTCCATCGTAATCCCCTTGTTCTTCTGTGTTGTCAGAACCATCATCAGATACGTTTGTAATCCATTTTGATAAGCGTTTCCAAACTGGTTCCCCCACTCCATCAACAATTTCAGCAACAAAGTATTTTGTTTTCGCATTTTTAATTCTAGCCATAATTATTTTTCCTCACTTTCAATATATAATTTGATTTTGAAACCAGCACTATAAATAAAAGTCCCATCATCGCTAACGGAAACAATATTCGTAACGCTAGTTGTTTCTTTATCCTCCAAAACAAAGCTTCCATTTTGGCTTTGAATACTATCAATTTCCGCATTATCAAAATAAGCAGAAATGGCATTCAACACATCAATCACTTTCATTTCTTGCTTGCTAGAAGCATTTAGGTTAAAAGAAAAAGACCGCTCATAAGAGCCGTCTTGATAACCTTGTTTGTCGTTATTTGGAGTCAGTAGCAAAGCAATTGATTCAGGTTTTAATATCGCTGTTCTTAATTTCATATCTTTTAAATCGACGTTGTTTTCGATAGCATCCATGACACTGTCTAAAAAATCTAATGACATTATAATCCCTCCTCGACCGCTTTTTGCGCTACTTTTTCCCAGACGTCCATTTTATCTATTTTTGCCCGTTGGTCCCATTCAGGACCAGCCAACGGATGGTGTGTTAGTGTGAAATTGAAGTTTATACCTTTATACAGCCGTCGTGCATAAATAGATGTCCACATAATTTCTTTGTCATTCATGATAACGTATTGATTTGACAAGTCACCGCTTAAAAACGGCACATAAAGCGCAATATCAGCGGCCGCTTGATTAATTAAAGCAAACTGACCTCTTTCTTTCGCCTTTTTTACGCTCCCTTTTGCTTTTGAGAGGTCCACACGTACTTTAATCGGCATCAAACCACCTCGATTTCCCAATGATGCACGCTATTAGAAGTCGCATAGCAAGGTATAACTTTAACAATCTTATAAGCTTTTCCAGAGAAATATATTTTAGATCTACTTATAAAATCGTTTGGCATGTTCATGCTGTTCACCGCATCAATAAAAATAACCGCATCATATCTATCACTATCAGACAATCCCGCGATTTGATTTGATTTTGAGAAATCAACACGAACATGTTCAATCTCAATGCCTTTTTCATAAACGACTTGATTATGTCTATCTTCTTCTTTGTACGCTTCATAGCTAATGTTATGAATTAGCCAGTCAAGAGGCAATTGAGGGACATTTGTCGGCGGCTTTACTACTTTCATTAGCGAACACCTACCCCGCTGTATAATAAGCCAGTTGGTGCTAAATAAGACCTCACATCGCTTCCAATCAGCCCGTTATTAAGTGATGTGGCGGTTGATGCAAAGTTACTATCACTAATAGAAGTTCTTCCGATGCTCACATTATCCGGCTTAGATACAGCTAGCTCACTTGTTCCGCCCGCCTCTTTAAAATACTCGATTTGATTGCAGATAGCTAACTGTATTTGCTGTTGAATAAATTCGCTAAACGATTCAATCCCGTTTTTTCGAATGCGATAGAACGTTAATGAGTCGATTTTTCTTTCAGCATGTTTTAACAAACTACTGAATTCCTCTTGCTCTAAATGCTCCCCAGCATACTCGTTAATATAAAATTCTAGTGTGGTGTAAGGCATAATATTCGCCCCCTTTGTTATTCTCCACTAGTTGGTAATTCTTCAACTAAATGTTGAATACCAACGATACCGATTTGTTTATCTTCGTAAACTTTTTCCCAGTTTCCAGCTTTTGCTAGGTCTGCATTTGTTGGAGTGATTTCGTTAGCATCACGAACTGCATTTTTAAATTTAACTCCATATGGATGCATTGTGAAAGCACGTCGAGTAAATACTTGGTCATTACCTTTAGCTGCATCACGAGCTGTTTCGAAAGTTGTTAACTTAGCCGGGTTACCTGTGTTTCTTCCGATAGAACCAGTTGCAAATAAATACGAAGTATATACTTTTGCTGCGCCCGTTCCTGTGGAAGGCACTCCATCGTCTACAACTACACGGTATCCTAAATAAGTTGGGACATTAACTTCCCCACGAGCATTTGGGATAAATGCAATTAAGTTTTGTTTTTGCAAGGCTGTATAAACAGCTGAATGCATAACCATCAAGCTTAAACGATCCGCAGAATCTCCAAGAAGTTGTTTTGCATCTAATACCAAATTCCCGGAAATTGCAGATGTTGGTTGTGAGAGCAAGTGAGAGCTTGCCAATGCACCGTTTTTAGCAAACAGTCCATTTAACACGGAAATTAGTACAGTTTGCTCACGACGCATCCACCAAGAAGCGATTTTGCCCATTAAAGCATTCAAGGGGTCGTCTCCCGAAATGACAGCCGCAAGTTCATTGACTGACCAGCCACGACCACGATACATTACTGCCGCAATATCTGCGCTAGCTGTAATTTTTCCTGTTTCCAATCCTTTTTCACCATCACCTAAAGTTTCGTCTTCACCGTCTAAATCGTTCCAAAACGGCATATTAACTAGTAATCCTCCCGCTGTGATATTTTGCGCAACGCTTGGATCAGCTACTGCAATTCCCGATTGAATGATTGCCGATTTTTCTGATGTAAAGTTATCCATGTAGGTATTAAAAACCTCTGGTGTTACTACATCTAATAATTTTGTGATTTCATTTGCCATTATTCACTCTCTCCTTTTTCCGTTAAAAATTTTGTTAAATTAAATGAATCTGATTTTAAATTTTCTTTTAATGAACCGTCGTAACCAGCTGGCGCCTTCGGATTACCACTAAATCCGAATTTTGGAACCTTTTCACTTTCTTGAGCAAATAAATAAGCATCGCTTTCCTGCAATGCTCCCAGCTGTTCATCAAGGCCTTTCAGACCTTCGTCTGTTAGTTCTAGTTTGTCGTTATCTAAAAGCGCTTTTACCGCCTTTGGATTTCTCGCTTTTGCACCAGCAAGCGCTAGCTCAATAGCTGAATTTTTCTTCGTTTCGGCAATTTCGGACTGGTAATCAGACTCTAAATCTTTGTTTTTTTGCTGTAAGTCCTCGATTTGTTTTTTCAATTCTTCACCAGTACCAGAATCCTTTTTCAAATCATCAATATCCTTGTCCCGTTGTGTCAGCTGACTTTTTAAGCCGTCTCTCTCTGCTTCCACCTCAGATAATTGTTGCTTAGCAGCTGTAACATCCTTACCATTCTCGGCCATCACTTTATTAATGACTTCATCCTCCAAGCCCAAACCTTTTAGATATTCTCTTTGCATTTTCGTTCCTCCTTCGATATTTTTACGCGGCAACGACCGCGAGAGCCGTCTTTTTACGACTTCCGAACAGGTCGAATATTAGGCATATACTTGTTCTCTGCTGTATTGCCTTGTTAATTTATGTGTGTTTACAAATGCTCTTAGCTTGCTTTGTTTCGTTCTAACAGCCTGTTTCGCTTTTTTAACTGCCAGTTCATCGCCGAGCTCTTCGGCAGCTGATAATTTGCGTTTAGACGCTCTTATGTCTCGTTCCATTAAACGTTGTTGCTGACTCAACATGTAAACGCGTTTGTTTTCTTCTTCGTCTATTAACTCACTATCTTCTGGCGCTACGTTAATGCCCTCAACGAACGGGAAACGATGATGACGGCAATTACAGCCGAAAACACCATCGCCGTATCCATATCGCAATTCTGGTGAATAAATTGACATATATTTATCGCCATATTTAGAACGAGTTTCTTCAACAGATAACAAACAGATAACTTTACCTTGAACAAGTGAACATGTTGGACGTGCGCCTGTATGTTGCGAAATACGTACTAAATCAACGCCATGTTCATTTATTCGCTCATCCTCTATAGCGTTGTAAACACTGTTGACGGTTGTTCTGGTTACCGTTCTAACATAAGCCTCTGGTGTCCACCGCTTATTTGCCTTGTCTACAAGCGCAGGAACGCCGTTTTCGGCGAATTTAGTCACTGTGTCCACTAATGCTTGTCTATGTGTTTTTAAACCAGCCAGAACGCTCTGTGTCGTTTCATGTATGATATCTGAGTATATTTGTCTTGCTTGCGATAACATCGTTTGATTGACGCGATTATAGTTGCTTTGTGCTAACTTAAAATAACTTCTCATTACTTTATCGACTATTGTTTGTCCGTCTGTCACTAGTGGCAACGCAGCACCTGCTTCAGCTAATTTGCTGAAATAGTTATCTACTTGTTTTAAATCGCTGTATCCTGCGTCTTTGACAATAGAAAAAAGCTTCTTAGCTGATACGCCGGAAGCTTTAGAAATTTTATTTAGCATTTGCTGATCTAATGCGTGAACTTGATTAAGTTTTTCTATTTGCCAAGCCAGCACATTGTCAGCGCTGATATTTTTCTTTGTTTTCAGTCGCCGAACAATAAGAGTGAACAATTCATTTTCGAGCGTTGTGTATACATCAACGACCGGCTGCACAAATAAGTCAAGTTGCCGTGGAGTTAGTGCCATCTAATCCACTTCCTTTTTAGAGGTCTTTTCCTTCTCTGTAATAACAAACCCATTCCCTGCATCAGCTAAGATTTTTCTCGCTTTTTCTTCGTCAAATGGAAACGCTGCAACGATCATTTCAAGTGCGGAATTATAAGGAAGTTCTCCTTTAGCAACCGATTGAACTATATTAACTAATGAAGTTATTTGAGCGCCGTTTAATGACACCTCTTGAATAGTTTCGCCTGTGACAGCACTAGCTTCTAATGTCCCGTTCGCATTTTCATCTGGTAGCTCGATATCTCCTAACAATCCAGATAAATCATTCCCCGGAATTTCTGCTTGTGCATCTTTTTCTATCTCTTCTTTCCATTCTTCTGCTTCTACATCGGTAATATTCCAAGCACGCTGTAAAGCAATTTTTAGCGGTATCATACCTTGGTTTTTAGCAGTAGTATAACGATTGATTGTTGTATCTTCATCCTGTGCAATAGAATCGTCAAAATCGACTGTAATAGTGTCTAACTCAACTATTTCACCACTATATGCATTAATTAATTTACCAACCTCTAAAATACTCACAATCATTTCTTTTATTCCCTGCTCGATAAGTTGCGAATGGCTGTTTTTGGTCTGATATGTTTCTGATTTCTCGCTAACAACTTCCGTAGCCGTTTTTAAGCCGTTTTCATCAAATGTAAATGTGCCAGCGCTTAACCCAACCTGCATCGCATAAATGCGTAGCATTGCGTTTATAGACTCGATAAACTCAGTTGAGCGAATCTCTACAGATATATCTTTTACTGATTTACCGTCCGCATCCTGGTCACCTTGATATAGGAAAAATGTTTCATCGGTTGAATCGAAATACTGTGAAGTCGAGCCGTCTAAGTTAACAGCAGTTTTAACGAAACTCGAAGGTACTAACACCTTCTTTTTGCCTAATTTGAATTCTTGATAGTATGAATCGAACATCAAATCAAGCGTTTTTAATGTGTCCAATGCGTTAGCATAAACAGAAATGCCGAGCGGGCTCGTTAAATTCTTGTTATTCGCTATATTAGGTTTGATATAAATGAACGATGGGCGGGTAAATTTTGGTAGTGGTACAACTGGCTCAATATCATTAAACAACAGTTTTAAACTTACTTTTGTACCAAGCTCGTTCGGCGTGTCTGACTGATAAAGTTCTGTCGTGACTGTATACACATCGCCTTGCCACTCATTCCACTCAAGCAACGTATAATATTTATTGTTTTTGTGGAAACTATTAGCAATAACGCATTCGTCTACATTCTCGCTATCATTGGACAATGGATACATGCAATCAGCAGTCGCAAATGATACTTTAACGTTTTGATTCCCGTCATGATAAACCTTGATAACAAAACCGCCCATAGCTTCGCCGTACTCGATATAGCGTTCCATGTTTTTAGTAAAACCGTTCGTTTTCAGCACATTTAAAACAAACTCTTCCGCTTCTTCGTTGTCTATATTGATTTTTACTTTTTCATTAAAAAGAAGCTTAGACATGTACTTAGCTGTAACTTTTGGCAAATTCATAGATAATTGTCGTCTATTTACTCGATTACCATTATGCTCGTAATCGAGATTATGCCACTCTGCATAATGACCTTGATATAGTCGTTTCCACATATCAATATACTTATAATCTTCATCATTAGCATTTACTTTTTTGTGGTCTTTTACTTCTTTCAACGTCTTCAATAGCCCCATTCTCCGCATCACTCCTTTCACTCCCGCAATGATTTGATTAATCAAGGTTTTCACCCCCTAGAATTTGAGTCCCAATTTTCTCAGATTGTCTTTTACATAGTACTGAAAAGCATCACACGTATGATCGTTTTCTTTGATAACTTCGGGCTTATCTGTGTTAACTGTTTTGATATCCCATTGGTATTTGCGATGTTCCTCAATGAATATTTGATTTTCGGGGATATCAAGATAATAAAAACGACCTTGCGCTAGTAAATCACACACAAAGTCGACCATATCTACTTTTTTACCTTTTGCCACAGGATGTAAGCTAACGCCGAAATCTTTATAATACTGATTACGAAGCCCGCCTTCTGCGCTATCCACTGTTTGCATATCTACAGGCGCATTATACTTTGCGACTATTTTAGTCATGAACTCGCGTAACTCTTTTGAATAATCCGAAGGTGCTTTCTTAACCACTTGGTTGGCGGGACTGTAATAGTACGTATCTAGTAAAATTACATTTCGCTTTGCTGTAAGCCCGAAAGCTAAACACGTAGTAGCTGAAACTTGATGTCCTGTATCAATAGCAAAGTCAATCATTATTATCCTATCGTCCGGTGGTATAACTTTAAGCGGCTGAAACAAGTTCATGTTATAAACATTATCACCAAGACCAATTACCTCACCTAGATACATCCAGCGGTAATAATCGAGGTCGTTCTTCTTATACTTCTCAATTTTCTTAATGATTTGCTTAGATAAGAAGCCTTTTTCATCATCCAAATAAGTAGTGTGATGTATTAAATAATCATCATCACCACGTCTTGCATCTACGTACTCATTAACCCATTCATATGGGTTACGAGGGGGGTTATAAGACATATAAGTCGTTACTTCTTGATTATCCGGTAAATCTTCGCGGATAAACGTATCTTCTACCACGTCAATATCAGTCACACCGGAAAATTCGGCTAATTCCTCGAACCAAAGAGCGCTAACATAACCGACCGGTATTTTCATAGATTTAAGCTTTGCTGGATCATCACAACCAGAAAAATAAAAGCCGGTTCCCCATTTTTTGTGGATAATTTCCATTGGTGATTTACCGAAGTTAAATTGGTCCGCAACACCCATTTCATATAAAGCCCATTTAATCTGCTGATAGACTGACTTATAAAGTGTATTAGCTACTTTACGAAGGCAAACCATATTAGATTGCGGATTAGCCATTTTCTTCTCAACGAGCTTTAGACTGATGACTGACGACTTCATAGAAGAACGTCCGCCCTTGGCTATGATGTGATTATGTTTAGATAACCATAAGTCGTAGAAAGCGGGATTAATTTTATCTATGACATTAATAACTTGATAATCAGTTAACTTCTTGTGAATCGTTGCGTTCACTGTCAACACCTGCCTTCTTATCAAGGTAGGCTTGCATTTCGTCAACGTTTGACATGATAATCGTGGTTGTTCCTTGATTGCTTTCTTGTTTTGTATCCGCTCTTAGCTTATCAATTTGCGCTTGTATTAACTCTTCTTGTAATTTATCTCGACCGCCTGCTACATGACGCTTAACAATCTCTTTTAGCGCTGATACTCGTTGATTGATGTCAGCAGTCTTTGTAACGACGGAAAAGCCATCTGCATTTGAAACAATTACTTCTTCTTCCATTTCCCCACGAGCTATTTCAGTGAACAACTGCATAGCTTCTGTATAGCCCATAACTCGCTTTTCTTCCAATTCACTCAAAACCTTGTCTATATAATCTTTTATGACAAGTTTTGACAAGTTTTCCGTAGCTATACGGTTAGCTGTTTTAGAGCTATATCCAGCAAGTCGCGCGGCTTCTGTAGCGTTGCCGCATTTTATATATTCATCCGCAAATCGTTTTTGTTTTTCGGTTATTTTCACTACATATCACCACACTCCCTTTAATTCATTAAAACGCTTCCGCCTAGCTTACTTCATCAAATTGTTTCTTTACAACAACCCCAACGCGAGTTGCTAACTCTATAACAGATTTTCTTTTTATTCTTTTATACTGCGCTATCCCATAATTCGTTTCTAATGCTATTGCCATATCTCGCTTTCCATCTATGTAGCATCTAATCAGAATCAATCTCTGTAATTCATCCATGCCGTTAAGCACTTCGGTAAATCCGTTCACTAATCCTTGCGCGCCTATAATAACTTGTTTCCCGTGCCTGATTTGGCTATTTAAATGAAACGACCTAAAATTTGGTTCTTCTAGATATCCGTCATTTCTCAATCTTATTTTTGCGGATAATCCCGAAACAACTCTTAATTGTTGAAATTCTTTAAAAAACTGTTTTACGTTGCGAACTGTCGCAATATAATCAATGTCATTTTCTGTTAATGACATATAAATCAACTCCTTATTTTTATGTATCAAAAAAGCCCCGAATAATTCGGAGCTAATATTTTTAAATTATAATCTGTTTTATGTTGAAGCAATAACATTTTCCAAACAAATTCAATTGAATCCATGATACAGCAAAACGTCGCCCATCTTCATTTGCATATTTAGTAATGTAATGATTTAACATGTGATTCCCTCCTTGTTCGTTTTTTATAATATACTCGGCAAGGATTTGCACCTTGCATGAACTAATTAATTTGTTTTACAGGAGTTTTAAGCTAAGACATACGTTTCTTAGCCACATTAGTTCTATCCTGTGCTTCGTCTACCTGTTCCGCCACGAGTATTTTTTATAAATGAGAAGTGGAGTGCAGACTCAACATATGATTTATTTTTGTAATCATCTTCACTTCTCACTAATAACATTTTATCACCTTTTTTTACTCAAAAAGTGCCACAAAAGTGCCATTTTCAGTTTAACACTTCAATATTGAGCGTAGTTGCTAACTCTATGACAGCCTTCCTTTTCTCACGCTTATACTGTCGTTCTTCGTAAGGAATATCAATCATGATGTCTACATCTTGCTGATTGTGCAAGAAACTCTCTAAGATGATTTTGCGGTGGATTGCTTCTAATTGGTTGATGATCACATCATACTTTTTAACGGCTTCTTGTGCAGCGTGTACGTTGTCTACATTGTGTATAGCAGCTTCTTCCACTTTGCTATGGAACTCATTTCCAAAATTCGGCGGTGTGACCGTGTATGTGGTAGTTAGTGTAGGGAATTTACGTTCACCCGCCATTACTCTTAAAGCCTTGTATTTTCTGAAAAAGTCTTTTAATGCTCGAACCGTTTTGATATAGTCGATTTTATCAACTTGTGGTAGATCAAAAAGAGTATTCATATCCATTCCCCCATGTTATAATCAAATTGGGTAGTCGGAGGGAACTTCGGCTTTTTTTATTTGTCTAAAGCGCGTTCAGAAAATCTGGTATACCGCTTAACGTTGGCACTTTATCCGCTTTTTCCTCAATATCCTTTAAAGCAATGGATTTCCTTCCACTTTGCACAGCGCCCTCATACAGTTCTAAAAACGTTTTTATGTCGATCTTATATATTTGGTCTACTGTAACAAAATTAATTAAAACAAAGGCATGTCCGCCCATTTTACGCACGCTTTTGAGATACTCTATTTGATGTTCGTGGATATTTTTGAATGGAAAGCTTTTTGCTTTCGTTTCTTTTGCCTCAAAGGCTATTGCCATGCCAGGATTAAGCACGCCCATAAAATCTACTGTCGATTTTTTATTCGGGAAAGCGCCCGTTATTTGAGCGCCATTCCGAATAATTTTCCAATCAGTCGGCAACTTTTGAATAATAGCCAGTTTCTTAATCTGATAAATATCACATGCGTTTTCTATCAGTCTTTCAAATGTCATGCCTCGGTTAGCATGGCTATTTTGCATATTCGGTCGCTTCGTTGATGACGAACGCGGTATACTTTGCCTCAATTTCTTCGTCCCCCATTTGTTCGATTTCGCTAATTTGGTAGTTTGTAACTTCTGCAATCGCATTAGCCATTTGGCGGATGCTCATTGATCTATTTCTCAACTTTTTTATTGCAGTTTCTGCTGTCATTTTTATTCACCCTCTCGCTCAAAATGGCAAATCGTCATCTGAAATATCAATCGGCTTACCTTCGTTTGCAAATGAATCACTATTCTGGCTCGAACTAGCTCGATATGAGCCGTTTTTATTGTTATTTGAATAATTAGCTTCGTTTTGATTATTATTCGGTGTAGAGCCTTCTACAGCGTTCTGCTTAGGTTCCAAAAATTGAACACTCTCGGCCACTATTTCCGTCACATAAACGCGCTTACCGTCGTTCCCCTCATAGTTACGAGTTTGAACGCGACCATCAACGCCTGTTAAACTTCCTTTTTTTAAGAAATTAGCGACGTTTTCTGCTGGTTTACGCCAAACAACACATTGAATAAAATCAGCTTCTTGTTCTCCTTGCCCGTTTTTAAAAGGTCGATTGACAGCAAGTGTAAAAGTCGCAACTGCTACACCCGCTGGCGTATATCTTAGCTCTGGATCTTTAGTTAAACGTCCTACGAGCACGACACGATTCATCATTCACTTTTCCTCCTTCAAACTATTAAAGTCTGCCGTTCTGAGAATATCCCAGAGTATTTCCATCTCATTTACTCCATAACTAATTCAAACCGACTTTCTAACTCCCAGTTATACTTTTTAGAGCTATCAGGAATTTTTTCCCGTAAGTCAACACGCCGTAAATCGTAACTAATACCTTCCACAAGCGCTTCATAATCATAACTGTATAAATCAATACTCACTCCCATTTATTCCGCCACCTCTTTCTCGATAGACCAACCAGAGTCAATATTATTTACTAACCAGTCGTCATAAGCCTCTGTAATCTCTTTTTCTAATTGTTCAAGTGTTAATATATCGAACTCAATATTCAAGTCCGTTTTCAAAAGAAATGTTTCTGTTTCAAGTGATCCGTGCATACCAGTAGAAACGTAGAATCTTACTTTTTTATCGTTCATTCCGCCACCCAACGTTCTTTATAGACATCATCTACTTTTTCTAATTGACCCGAATACACTAAAATGACTTTTATCCAATCAAGACTATTCCAAATTTCCTCTGGTCTACTCGTGTCGTCATGAGGATGTATTCTTTCACTCATTTCTTCTATTGCTTCATAATAATCAAAACTTTTAACATATGGTCTATCATCTCTAGGACCTGAAAGTAAATCACGTTGTTTAGGACTATAAATGTAATCAATACTTACTTCGCAGCAACAGCCTGCTGTCCAAACGCTAGTCCCCTTATCATCAAAGTTATCCGTCATCGTAACAACTGGTAAATCAGGGTTTTCGATAATTAAATCTGCCAATTTTTTCATTTCTTCTTTTTGTCGTTCATTTACTCGTTTCATTCCGCCACCTCCAACAAATCCGGATTTTCGTGTATGTTGCCGTAAATCTCAATCTCTCTCATGCTTCACCCTCCACTTCCTCAACAGGTTCCTTAAGTAACCAGTATGCTTCACCTTTATTCATTGCTTTAATCTCTGATTCTGTGAATTGTGTTTTATACTCACTTGCTTCATCATTACTACCTACAAGTTTCTGATTATCATAATGAACATTTAGATAACCAGTTGCGTGGTCAATAAGTTGTACATAATAAAGCGGTTCTTTCTCGACTTCGTAGCCGTCCATCCACGCGCGGGCGAGTAGTTCTTGATTATCAGCTGATGAAATTAACCATCCGTACATTTCATCAGGCATACCTGCATTGCCATAATCTAACAAACAAGCTAAATCGTATTCTCTTTGTTCACAGTGATTTATCCAGTCATCGGCAAATCGCGGAACTACTACCAGTTCTGGTTCCTTTTCTTTTGCAATAAAACAATCTTTAGTAGCTATTATCTTGTCCTTAGAAACTTTCACTAAAGAGTTGCCTGTTCCAAACTCTTTACCGTTGTACCAACCACTTAACAATTCATTGCCTACAATTACGTGTACGTTTTCGCCTTCCTTAAATCTCATGCTTGTTCCTCCTTCATAAAAACTAACCAGTGCGTTTTAGAACGCTTATTACCGAAAAGCGGTTCAAAATCAATTATCTTTAAAATCTCGCTTAGCTTTATTTGGTCTTCGTTCCATTTGAAAATTAATATGCCATTTGGTTTCAAAACTCGCATACATTCTTCAAAACCCTTACTTATATCATCTCTCCAAGTTAGCAAATCCAACTTCCCATACTTCTTGGCCAACCATGATTTATCGCCAACTTTCACTAAATGCGGTGGATCCAAAACTACTAAGTGAAATGTATTGGTATCGAATGGCATACTCCTAAAGTCTGCTACAACATCAGGCTTTACAACTAATTTCCTACCGTCGCATAATTCCGTTTCTAATTCTCGATTATCCATAAAAGTGACGTTTTTATTTGTGCGATCGAACCAGAACATCCGACTACCGCAACAAGCGTCTAATATTTTCAC